ATAAAACAACACAGAGAGTAAGTTTTTATTCTATCCCCTCATGGGTATTTGATCAACTTAACAATATTGAATCCCAAGGAGTTAAATGGAAACAAAATGGATATACAGTAAAAGGTACTTCATATGAAATGTTTTATAGAACAGAAGGATTAGAGGTTGCACAAAATATTTATCCTCAATATAAAAAGGTTGCATCTAAAGATATTAATTATGAAACGGGAGAAATAATAGAATCAGTTAAAGATAGAACAACAACTAAAAAAAGCGACGAAAGAGTTGAAAATATTGTTTCTGTTGTTGAGAAGTTGGTAAGTGAAAAGAATTACACTACTGAGAAAGAAATTGTATTATATTTGTCTAAAGAATATAAATGGGAAGTCACCGAAATTCAACTTCGTAAGATGAGAGGAGAATTAGAGAAAATAGGATACATAAGAGTTAGGGCAAATAAGGAATTAAAAGAAAAGTATTCTGTTCAGAGCAATGGGTATCCTATGATTATTTGTAAGAGTAGTGAAAGTGATTTAGTAGTAAAATAAATATATAGGTGGTATTAATAAATATTGTCAAAATCAAAAGATGAACTTTATATTATTGGTGTCGATTTTAAAAACAATAGAGATAAATATAAGAAAATACTTAATAGTAAAAATCCTTCATGGAATGATTTAAATGAGTATCAAGAATTTCCGTTTAAATCAGGAGAACATTATAGGCAGTTTATCAAGAAAAGACAGGATCGCGATGGTACATTAAAGAAGTTGAGTATTGTTGGAAATAATATTAAGGATGAGATTGTTAGTAAGAAACTATCAGACTTAGATTTAAAAGAAATAAATCTCAAAAAGGAAAGAGTAAAACTTCAAGATTTAAGAACTTCCATTAATAAAGACATAAGGTATTTAGCAAGAAAAGAATCTTTAAATGACTTGATTAAGGAGTCAATTAAAGATTTAAAACCATTAGAATTTAATAAACCAGAACATACATATGGTGAAGAAAATGAGATGGTAATTCAGATCAGCGATGCCCATTTTGGCTTAACCGTAGATAATGAATTTGAGAAATACAATGAGGATATTTTTCTTAAAAGATTAGCAAACTATACTTTGCAAATATTGGACATTAAGAAGAAAGAAAAGATTAATAAGTGTCATTTATGCTTCTCAGGCGATGCCCTATCAGGAATTATTCATGAAACCATAGTAAGGAATAATCAATATGGAATTGTTGAACAAACTAAAAGATTTTCAGAATATATGTCTAAATTTATTGAGAAGTTAAGTAATCATTTTGAAGAAATTATTGTACATTTTGTTACAGGTAATCATAGTAGGAATAATGAATTCAAAGATAAAGCAGAAAATAAGGATAGATATGAGAACTTTGTATTAGAATTTATGGAATTAAGAACTTCTAATTTGAAAAATGTAAGGTTTGAGAAATCTATATTGGATAATACAATTGCTGAATTTTATGTTAAAGGTTTTTATTGTTGCTTGAGTCATGGTGATAATGATGTGCCAAAGAATGCTCCTAGTAGATTTTTATCATTATTAGATAAGAAACCTGCATTTATCTTCTTAGGTCACAGACACAGATTTGAGGTAATTACTGTAGATAAATGTAAAGTAATTACGGGTGGAGTTTTTGTTAATTTCGATGAGTACAGCACAAATCATCGTTATGTTGGTGAGGCAAGTCAGACGGTAACTATTGTTGGTGAGCAAGGATTTATTTGTGCTTATGATTGTTTGATTTAAATAAAATAATTGAAAGAATATGAGGAATGTATTATGGCTGAACTAAATACTCTGAATGTTGATGAACTAGTTGCTCAGATGCAAGAAACTTCAAATCCTGTATTACACGCATATTTTAAAGGATTGAAAAATAGAACCATTATTATAAATGAAGCAATTACAGAATCAATAATTGAATGTGCTGTATTGCCTTTATTAGAAATGGATAATGATGGAAGTGGAGAAGAAATAAAGATTTATCTTTCAAGTGGAGGGGGTTCTACTTATAATGGACTGACACTTTGTAGTATTATAGACAAATTAAAAACAAAAACGGAAATAGTAACATTTTCATATGCTATGAGCATGGGTGCATTAATACTTATGGCAGGATATGATAATCCTAATGTAATTAAAAAATGCTATCCTTTTACTGTTGGTTTAATCCACGGAGGAAGTCAATTGTTTGAAGGAACACTATCGCAAGCTCGTGATTTTTGGTCGTTCAATGAGAAATATGAAGAAAAGATTAAGGAATATGTTTTAACTCATAGTAAAATTACTGATACTGAATATGAGAAGATGTCTCGAAATGAATGGTACATGACCGCAGAAGATATGTTGAAGTATGGTTTGGTTTCAGAGATTATTTAGGTTAAATATAACATAATCTAATTACAAAATAAAAATAAAATATAAAGGCAGGAAACAATAATGAGAATTTTTAACAATGAATCAATGTGGGATGCTGAGAATCAGAAGTGGTACGATACATACAGTATTAATGGAAAAATTGTTGATGAAGAAATATATCATGAACAATTAGAAGTTGAGATGTTAGTCGCAGATGATGAAATGGAATTAGAAGATGAATCATATCTCTGTAAATGCTGTTCTTGTGATAATGATGATTGTGATGAATCTGAAGATTATATTGATAATGACTTAGTAATCCAATGTGATTGTCCAGATTGTGTTGAACAACGCAGGTTAGATCAATGTAATTGTAAAGAATGTGATTGCAAAGATGGATCGGCATGTGATGGTTGCTGTCGTGAAGTTGAAGATAATGAATGTGATTGCTTAGAATGTCGCGAAGAGAAATTTATTACTATGGCACATGATTTTATTATGAATTCTGGAGGTTGCCCTGACTGCATTTTAGAATGTCTTATAGATTTTTCTGATGATATGAAGAATATCGGTTGGGAGAGTCATAAGGACTATATTGCTGAGTGTAATGAGGATAGTTAGAACAAATAAATTAAAATCTAAGTTTTAAATTAGATTTGGTAAGTTAAATTAATATTTTTACAGTAGATAAATCTCATCAAGAAATTGGTGGGATTTCTTGTATTGTAAAGGTACAATACAAATAAAAATTACTGACTTTAATATTTAGAGTTTAGTCAGTGCTCTAGAAAGGATGATAAAAATGTATCAAGAGAAAATGGTGGTCTGTCTCAAAAATAATGGCAAAATCCTTAGAGAAAAAGAGGGAGTAATTCAAATTCCATTTGGTTCACAGTATTCTATCTACATCAAGAATCTTGAATCAAAAAAAGCAAAAGTTAAGATTGAAATTGATGGAGTAGACGTACTTAATGGTCAGTCATTATTAATTAATCCAAATAATACAACTGAATTAGAAGGATTTTTGAATGATTACATTGCGAAAAATAAGTTCAAATTTATTCCTAAGACAAAAGAAATTTCAGAGTTTCGTGGAGATAAAATAGATGATGGATTGATTAGAATTGAGTTTTGGTATGAGAAATTAAAACCAATCACTCAACAGATTAATCAAGTATTTAATCCTATTAGTCCTTGGATTACATATAAACAACCTATTTATGATTATAATCCTACTTGGATAACTACTACATCTAGTATAAATCCAAAGTCTGTACAAATGGATTGTTTGAGGTCATTTGATAATAATATTTGTCAAACAAGTTTTTCTACACAAAATCTTTCTGCTCAAAATTGTTCCTTAAATGATTCTGTGAGTCTTAAAAGTTTTGATGAAGGAATTACTGTAAAAGGCGCAGAAATTTCGCAAGAATTTAAATATGGCAACATTGGTGTATTAGAAGAAAACTCAAATGTGATTATTTTGAGGTTAGTTGGATTTAATGATATCGGAGATAAAGTTGAGAAAGTTGTTACTGTAAGAGATAAGTTACAATGTAGGATTTGTGGGAAAATTAGTGGATCTGTTAGTAAGTTTTGTGATAGATGTGGGGGTTATTTGGAGTAGATTGGATTTTATTAAATAATAAAATAAAGTTTCCTAAGTTATAAGACGCTTGAGCAATCAGGCGTTTTGTGTGTGGATGGGAATTGTGTTTAGATTATAAAGTTTTGTGAGTAAGTCGATAATCCAAGCAGAAATGTTTGGATTATTTGTTATTCACTGAAATATTGTGGATCAAAGTTGAGAGGTAATTTGGGAGTAGCTATCCCATCTCTACACGCCTCTCTTCTTTCTATTTTTAAGTGTAGAGAACAATAAATGTGTAGAAAGAAGGAATTGGGAGATGTTGTTAACAAAAGAGGTAGAGGTAAATTTAAACCATAGTAATTTTAGTCATTTTGAAGTATTGGGATACAAAATTCCAAGAATTATTAACAAGAATGGTAAATCAATCGTATCAAGTAAATCTACTATTATAGTAAAAGTTTCAGATTTACAACCTACATCAAGAGCAATTGTTCAAGTACAATGTGATTATGATGGTAAGATATTTCCAAAAGATTATTGCAGTTTTAAGCATCAAAGAAGAAATATTGAAAAAGATTGTTGTAATAACGTTGACTGTATGAAGAAAAAACGTGCAGAAAGTAATTTAAAAATTCATGGAGTAGAAAATTGCTTAGATATTAACGGAGTAAGAGATAAGATAAAAAATACTAATATTGAAAAGTATGGAAATGAATATGCAATTGGTAGTAAAGAAATTAGAGTAAAAATTGAACAAACTTTTAATGATAGATATGGAGTATCCAATCCATTCCAAATAGAAGAAGTAAATAATAAATGTAGAGAAACTTGTAAAGAAAAATATGGGGTAGAATGGTACACTCAAACAGAGGAATATAAAGAACGACATAAAGAAACAAGTATGGAAAAATACGGCTATGAAAACGTAAGTCAGGTTCCAGAGTTTATTGATAAAATTAAGACAACCCAATTTGATAAATACGGAATGTTTTACACTCAAACAGATAAAGCAAAAGAACAATATAAAAATACTTGTCAAGAAAAATATGGTTGTGACAACACTTTTCAAGTACAAGAATTCATAGATAAGTCTATTGCTACAACATTTGAACGATATGGTGTAACTCATTTAATGAAGTTAGAAAAGGTTAGACAAGAAAGATTTATAAAAATGGCAGAAACAAAATATAGGAATGGGACAATGCAATCTAGTAGACAACAAGAATATATACATAAAATAGTAGGTGGTTTATTGAATTATCCGCTAGATAGATCATGTTTAGATATAGCCTTTGTAGAAGATATGATTTTTTGTGAATATGATGGGAGTGGTCACTCTCTTGCAGTATCTTTTGGAGATATAACTCAAGAAGAATTTGATAAGAAGGAATTAAAAAGAAAATATTTTCTATTGAGTAAAGGATGGAAAGAGATACGTATAATAAGTTTAAATGATTATCTTCCATCAGATGATATCATTATTGATATGTTGAATTATTCAAAAGAATATTTTGAAAGTGGTCATCATTGGATAAAATTTGATATAAATAATTCAAAAATAATTACTTCACAATATATTATAGATGTTGATTACGGTAATTTGAGGAAAATAAAAGAAAAAGATTTAGAAGATATAAATTAAATTATTATAAATAATGTTTTGTGAGTTATAAATACTTCAATTGATTTTGAAGTATTTTTGTGTTTGCAAAAATAATAGTTTGTGGACTTGAAGACAGGTAGTTAGGGGTTGCTCCCTATCTCCACACCCTGTCTTCTATTTGTTTTTAGTGCAATTAGTGTGGAGAGATAAAAATGTGTGGAAAGAAGGAATTAGAAATGGAAGAGATTATAACAAAGAAATGTAGTAAATGTGGAGAAGAAAAACTAGCAACTAAAGAGTATTTTAGTAAAGCAAAAAACGGTAAATATGGGGTAAGTGCGGAATGTAAGGTATGCAAAAAAGCAAGACAAACTATAGCAAACGAATTAAAGAAAACACAGCCAAAAATAGTAAAAGAATTTAATGTTTGTATTAAATGCAATAGAGAATTACCTTGCAATATTTTATATTTTCCACCAGATATTTTATGTAAAACAGGATTAAGAAATGTGTGCCGTGAATGTGGAAAAGATGGACATTTCATGGAAAACGATTACGAAGTAAAACATTTTTGGACTGTAGAAGAAGAACAATTGCTTATAAAAGTATACCCTTATTTTCTAAATGAGGAGTTAATACAATTATATTTTCCAAGAGAAACACTTAAAAGTTTGACAGATAAAGCATATAAACTTGACAATATACATAAGACAGAAGAAACTATGTTAAGAAAGCATAGATTACAATCAGAAAGATATTCTGGTGAAAATAATTATAATTATGGAAAACCAAAATCTGAGGAATCAAAAATAAAACAATCTTTATCTTTAAAAGGTAAATATGTTGGTGAGAATAATAAGTTGTTTGGAATTCCCAAAACAGATACACATAAGAAAAATTTAAGCATAGCAAAAACAAAGCTTGCTCGATGGAAGGGAAATAAAAATCCTAGACATATTAATCCTTTAAATGGAGAATTGAATGGGCGTTGGGCAGGTGGCATAAAAGAATTGTACTATGATTTACGCGACCATTTGCAGGATTGGAAAAAATCATCGATGGAGGAATGCAATTATAAATGCGTTTTAACGCATGGAGAATTTGATAATGTCCACCATTTATATAATTTTAAAAATATTGTATACGAATTATTTGAAGAATTAAAATTGCCTATGTTAAAGACTATAGGAGAATATTCAGAAGAAGATAGAGATTTAATTTATAATTTACTGCATAGTAAACATAAATATTACGGAAATGGAGTTTGTTTATGTAAATCACTCCATAAACTTTATCATGATACATACAATTATTCAAATAATAATAAAGAACAATTTGAAGAGTTTAGTCAAAGATATAGAAATTTTGAGTTTGATTATTTGTTAGAAAGCAAATATAAATATTGTAATGTAAAATTAAAAGAAGTTAGTTAAAAAGAGGTGAGACCTATACCTAGAGTTGGAAAAACAATAAAAGACCCAATAATAAAATCAAAAGATGAAGAAAGTAAAATAAAGTGTCCAATGTGTACAGATGAACCAAAATCAAGATCAAATTTTTATAAAAGTTTATCTCCTTTGTATTTGGGTATAAATATTGATTATCCTAATGAGTCTAGAATGGTCTTCTGCAAGGAATGTATCTGTAATACTTATGACACATATTACGGTATTTTAAAAGACATTAAAAAATCAATTCTTATAACTTGTATGAAATTTGATATTCCATTTAATGAAGGTGATTTTGATGGTGCAATGAAACAATGTACGAATAAACCAACAGCACATCCATTAAAAATTTATATGACAAAATTAAATTCATTAGGCAATTTTAATAATACTTTAGCTGGTTTTGATCCTAAATTTTTATTTGATAAAGAAACTGGAAAAGACCTTATAACCAATGCTTTAGAATTAGAGGTAAAAGATTTAGATTATAATATTCAACTTACTGAGAAAGATTTACAAGTTAAAGATGATGTAATTAGACTTATTGGATATGATCCATTTGCTGGATATTCTAATTTCGATCAGAAGTTTTTATACAATGAGTTAATTACTTATCTAGATGAAGACTTATTAAGTGATTCTTTTAAACTTTCTCAGGTTTTACAATTAGTTAATAATAATAATCAAGTAAGAAAAATAGATTTAGTAATTGCTACATTAAGTAACGATACAAAAACATTAATATCAAATCAAGGAGAAATTAAATCTTTATCCTCAACTAAAAGTCAAATAGTTGGAAGTACAGATAAAATTGCTAAAGAAAACTCTATTTCTGTAAAAAACAGAGGAGATAAATCTGCTGGAAAATCAACATTAACATCTTTAATGAAAGAATATAGAGAATTAAATTTTGAAGATGCCGAACAAGATTACTATGATCAAAATAAGGCATATGGTATGAAATTAGTTGCAGATATATCAAATAGAAGTATTTTAGAACAATTGCAGTTAGATGAAAATGATAAAAATGATATACTTCTTACCCAAAGACAACTTTTAGGTGATTTGCAATCAAAGGTCATCGACTTAGAAGAGGAAAATAGACAATTACATGTTCGACTTGGTAATAAGATCGTTGAACAAGTTGGTGATATATCTAATGGTTAAAAGAAATCAAGGTATATTAAGCACAAGAAAGATAGAATTATATAAAGCAAATTCAAAAACTATAAAATTTTTAAGAAGAAATCCAATTATTGCCTGTGAAGTCCTCTTAGGAATTAAGCTTCTCGACATGCAAAAATATATATTACAGGAGTCATGGAATAAACCTATGGTGCTATGGGCATGTTCTAGATCGGCAGGAAAATCATTTCTTGGTGCAATAATAATAATTTTAAAAGCAGTGTTGTATGAGAATCAATCTATATATATAGCAGCACCAGTTGGAGATCAAAGTAAGGAACTTTTCACAAAAATAGAGGAAATTGTTTTAGGATTAGGCAAAACTGCAAGTTCTATTGACTCATTGCAGGATATTGTAAAACAAGAGACTTCTAAATCTCCTGCATGTCAAACTGGTTTCAGTCATGCACAATCAGGATTTAATGTTGGTTTTTATAATGGTAGTGAAATATATTCACTAAATGGAGATCCAGACAATAATAGAAGTAGATTAAACGTTTGCACGGCGTTTGCTTCTCTAATCAGAAACGATTAGTAAAAAGTGAGAAAGAAACGGGGAAAGCTGAAATGCCAACCCGAGTGGAAGGCGTTCTTAGGAACTAGGATATGGGAACATATCCAATAGATGTAACAGTCTAGTCACACGCAGAGCGTAGGAAGTGAAACTGTAATAATATAAAATAAATTACAGAATATAATCTTGGTATTTAATACCACTCTTAAAATATAAGAGTCCCAAGAGTTCTCACCCCTTAACAGATAATGCTGAAGGTGAAAAGGTACGCCGAACTTATGATAAGTACAATCATAAGAAGTAGAGGATAAAAAACCTCCACGATAACATTTGAAACGTGCAACACTCGTATTTTTTGATGAAAGTGGATTCATGTCTGAAAACGCAATTAGTGTAATGGAAGCATTTGCAGCACAGGAATCAAACTTTAAAACATCTATTAAAAAAGATTTTAATATTAAAGCTCAAAAGAAGAAATGCCCTACTCAATTGATTTATGCTTCTTCAGCAAGTGATGTTGACACTACATTCTATAGACATTATAAAAATTTTGCTAAACAAATGTTTGCTGGAAATTCTGATTTCTTTTGTTGTGATATTCCATGCGATATCCCATTAAATCCAACAATGGATGGAGAATTATATCCTCCTCTTTTAACACAAGCAAAAATTGATAGTGCTATGAGAGCTAATCGTGAGAAGGGAATGCGTGAATATTATAACAAGTTTACAAAAGATGGTGGAGAAAATCAGATTGTAAAATGGGGGCAAATTAGACGCAATGAAACATTTATACTGCCTGAATTACATTATATAGAAGGTGGAAAATATGCTATTGCTTTTGACCCTGCGAGAAGTAAAGGAGATAATTCAATAGTTACTGTAATGAAAATTATATATGATGAAAATATTGGGTATTATGGTGAAATTGTAAATTGTACTAATCTAATTGATATAGCAAGCAAAAAAGGTTATAAAATGGCATCTCCAGATCAGATTAAGGCTTTAAAAGATAATATTTTGGCTTATAATGGTAATTTCCCAGATTACGAAAATATAGAAACCATCAATGTGGACAGCGGGGCAGGTGGAGGTGGAATTAGCGCATATTCAGACAATTTAATAGAAGATTGGAAAGATAGTAAAGGGATAACTCATAAAGGATTTTTAGATATAAAATATGAGGGTTACGAGGGTTATGATAAAAGATATCCAAATACTAGTGATATATTAAACTTAATATCTCCTAATAAATATAGGACTCAGATGGTAGATGAATTTATTGAATTAATGCAATTAGATTTAATAAAATTTCCTAAAGAATATGACGGGAAAGGTTATGTAACATTACAAGAAGTAAAAGGGGATGAAATAAAATTAATTAAAAAACACCTTTCATTAGAAGAAGAAGTTTCCTTAATTAATATGGATATTTTAAAAACAGAAATAACTTCAATTTATAAATTTGAAAATCCAGAAAAAACAAATAAATCATATAAATTACCAAAAGATAAAGAACGAATAATGAATGATGACCGTTTTTATACTATTATTATGCTTTCTCATTATTTATTTGAACTTAGAAGAAAGAATATCACTAATAAAAAACGTCCAACAAACATCTCCCCCTCATCATACTTTGCAATAGCAAATAAATCAAGCAGAGCAAGGCGATAACCAAAAAATAAATATCATAATAATAAATAAAACATAAAGAAAGGAGGTCATTCCTTGCCAGACAACAACAATCAAAACAAACCCCTCTCCCCCTCCCTTTTCGCACTAAAAGAATCATGGGAACCATCAAAATCAAAAAACTTCTCATTATCTCGTATTGCTTCATTTTTCTCTAACAAAAGAAATACCAAAAACAGCAAAAATATAACAATAGATAAAATAAAATTATGGTTACATAATCCAAATAAATATCAAACAGAAATCCTAGATTTATCTGATTTATTATATGCACCTGAAGGAATCTATAAAACATTAGTAAATTTAACTTCAAATATGGCAACTTTAGATAATTATCTTCAACCAACTAAATCTACAATGCGAAAATTAAATTTAGAGTTAAAAGCAAAAACTAAATTTGATGAATTAGGAAATCCAATAGATCAAGAAGCCTTTGACAAAATATTAAACAACTTTGAAAATGAATTTGATACAGTTAGAGATTATATTGAAAATATTGATATAAAGAAAACTGGACGAAGAATTATTGAAAGCATAGTTAGATATGGAGCATACTGTGGATTTGAGAAAAATGATGGAAATTTTCCTTATCTATGGGATTTGCCAATAAAGTATGTAAGATTGTATTCAATACTTGGGGGACAATATAAGGTCGAGTTTAACTTCAAATATTTTGATGATTTATCAAGAGATAATGAATTATCCGAATTTGCATGGGGAGTATATCCTTCTGAATTTAAAACTTTATATGATAGATATAAAAAGAATCCAGATAAATTAAGGTATCCTGAATGGCAACCATTACCTAGTGAAAAAGTATGTTGTATTAAATTAGGTGGTGATAATGATACATTTTTCTTGCCTTTGTATAGTCAATTGTTTACTGAATTATTTTTGTTAAATGATTTGATTGATGAAGAGATTGAGAGTTCTAGAGACGACTCGATAAAATTAATCAATATTGAGTTCCCGCACGATAAAGAGACTGGAATCCCCTTAGTAGAACCAGATGTCGTCAGTCAGTGGGTAAATGTGGTAGCTTCGGGAGTCTCAGATAAAGTTACAATAACCGGATCGCCTTATCCATTACGCGAGATTCCATTTAGAAGTATACAAAATGAAAAAACTAGTTTAGTTGAATTTGCTAAAAATATGGCATATATGCAATCTGGAGCCAATCCTTTATTGCTAGGAGGTTCAAGCACAAATTCTTCAGTTGGTGTTACTCAAAACTTAGTTTATATACAAACCAATGTATTTAGTATATTAGATAAAATTCAAAGTTGGTTCAATTATAGGATTAGTAATGTTAATCTTAGAAAAAAATATACTTTCAAATTAAATATATGGAAAATAACTTACTTTAATCAAACTGAGGAATTTGACAAAGAATATAAATTGACTTCAATTGGAGGAAGTTTAGACAAAATTGTATCTAAAGCAGGACATAATGCAGATGACTATAACGCTGGTTTAGAATATGAAAATTTAGTTAAATCTAAATCTCTGTGGAAACCACCGTTAAACATGAATCAAGCAAACTCTGATGATTCAGGTGGAAGACCAACTACTTCTAACCCATCAGATGCAACTATTATAGGGCAGGACAAGGAAAGCAACATTAGATAAAAAAGTAGGTGATTATAATTTTCATATATTGCTTAGACGAACAAACAAAAATAACTCTTCTATCTAAAGGATATAAATTTCTTAAACAAGAATTTATGAAAGATAAGCAATCTATTTCAGTATTTGAATTTAAGCCAAACGTTCAATTCGATATTGTTGATAAAAATGCTTATTTCATAAGTGATAAATTGAATTTCTAATCATTACACACTGAGAGGAGGTGAAATAGATGTCAAAAAAAAGTAAATTTGTTACATTAGATGGACACTTTCAAGAAATAGAAGATTATAATTCTACATTTAAGAAAGTAAAAATAAAAGTTTTTGCCTTCGACCTTAATGCTAATAACTCTGATATAACTCGTACTGCTTTTGAAAATGCAAAATCATCAATCTTTAATATACCAATAATAGCAAAATATAATGAGGAAAAGGATGATTTAGAAGGCCATAATGTATATCTAACTAAAGATAAGAATGATAATTATATAATCAAAATGGATACATCTCCTTTTGGAGTAGTTTCTAATTTAGCTAATATATCTTTTGAAGATATAAACGAAGGTAGCGAAGAGAATCCAAGTATTAAAACATATGTGATTATTGACAATGTATTTCTGTGGAAGAGGTATGAAGCAACTCAGAGAATAGAGGAATGGTTAGCACAAGGGATAGAACCAAAAATCTCAATGGAAATTGGAAGTGTTGAGGGTAAATTTGAGTCTGGAGTTTTTGAAATTAGTTCGTTCGAATTTGAGGCTATTACTGCACTTGGATCTGACGTTGAACCTTGTTTCCCAATGGCTCAGATTGAAGAGTATTCAAAAGCGACTTTCCAAGAAGCATATTTTGAGATGGTTAAAGAATTAAAGTTTTCATTACAAAATCAATCGCCTAGTAATTTAGACGTTGATGATATAAACAACAAAGAAGGAGGTATAAACATTTTGAATGAAAAGTTCGAGTTAATAAAAAAGTATGAAAATCTAACAGAAGAAGATGTCTTAGACTTGAAAACAAATCAAGAACAATATTCTTTAGAAGATTTTGATATGAAATTAAAAGAGTTGTCTGAAGCAAAAAATACACCAATAACAACTGATTTTGCTTTAACCTCTGAACAATTAAATGATGAAGTCAGAAAAGTTCTCAGAACTAGGAAAGTAATCTCAGAAGACTGGTGGGGTGATGAATATTCAGAAAACGAGTTTTATTATCGGGATATTAAAGACAATTTAGTAATTGTAATTGACAATGCTTGGGAAAATTATTACGGGATTCCATATACAACTAATGGCGATGCTATTGCAATTGATTTTGAAAATAAAATACCATATATGTATGATTGGAGACCTAGAACAAATGATGAAGTTGTAAATAATTTTGCAAAACAAGAATTTGAAGAAAAATTAAAGGTATTTACAGATAAGGCTGTTGAAAAAGCAAAAACAGAAACTACTGTTGAATATGAATTAAAAATTTCTGAGTTTAATTCTAAAATTGAAGAGTTGAGTTTACAGAATTCACAAAACACCATCACAGAAGAATTTGAAGCACTCAAAACTAAAGTAACAGAATACGAAACTAGCATCTCTACTTTAACAGAGCAATTCAATTCTATGAAATCAGAAAATGAAACTCTAACTCAATCCAATCAATCTCTATTAGAATTTAAATCAAATACAGAAACAGCACAACAAGAAGCATTCGAATCTAAACAATTACAACTCAAAACAGAATTAGTAGAAAACTTTTCTAAGGTATTGACTGCTGAAGAAGTCAAATCAGTACAAGATAAAGACCTTTCTACTGAGGAAATGGAAAAAGAATTCAAACTAATTTATGCAGATAAAGATTTACAAGCAAAATTCAATAAGAAACCAAAGAAAATAGAAACAGAAATTCCATTGAATAGTTTTACTTGTAAAAAGAAAGATGATTGGACATCTTGTATCAAAAAATAATTAAATTAATTAGAAGGAGGAAAATAAACAATGGCTAATGTAAATAATGTAGTAACTGGTAGATATGGAATTGTGAATCTTCGTAAAGTAGCAGGGGTTAAAACAGGTGAACATAACATTCAGTATGCTTTGAATGCAACTGATTTTGCTGCTACAGCTTGTCAAAATGGATTTCTTTTAGAGGAAGAACACTATACAAAAACTCTTGGTCTCCCTAGTGGCCCAACAATTAGATGTGGATTAGTAGCATGTGTAGAAAAAATGTATGACGAGAGTGATATGTCTCTCGGTAACTTCAAATTGAATCTTGGTGAATTCTTACCTCGTATTTATCGTTTTCATATTGGAGATATGTTTGATACTAATAACTTTAAATATGATGATGGGGACTATGCAGATTATGCTGCGATTGTTGCTGCTATTACTGCTGGAACTGCTGTATATGCTTATCCATCTACTAATGGTCAGATTGAATTAGAACCTATTCAGAACGCTGGTGCCGCAATTGAATTGCAAGCAACTAGAGTTGTAACTTTACCTGCTGGAGAAAAAGCACTCTGTTTCACTTGTACAAAAGCTTAATAAATAATAATAAAATAATTTTTATAATATCGAATTAATAATTAGAAGGAGGAATTAGATTAACATGGAAAGAAAATATTTCGAACTTGCAAAACAAGCATATAATCGTAAAGATACTGTAGAGAATGGGGTTACATATACCTCTGATGAAAAGAATAGTGCATTAAGAGATGCTTTTAAAGAATTGGTTCCTGATGGTAAGAATAGATATAGTAGCTTCCGTCATAATAAACTTGAGATTTTTGAACTTATTGAGGAAAATGTAGATGAAATACTTCCTAAGAGAGTTGATGACGCTTATGGTGGTTTCGTTGAATATCAAATTCTTGACCAAGGACAAAAGCCAAAATTCAAAACAAAAAAAGGCAAGCGTGGATTACTCAATTTTATCACTAAAGTTGGTTTGGGTGGAGTAATTGAAAGAACAAGGCTTGATGTTGACTACATTAATATGACAATGGAAGCATATGGCGGTAGTGTTTACGTAGAATTCGAAAGATTTTTAGATTCCGTGGTGGATTGGACTGATTTAATTAATGCTATCATTGATGGCATTATGGAAAAAATTAATCTTCAAATTCAATCTACTTTGATTGCATCATTTACTGGTTTAACTGCTAATATGAAAGTTCAAGCAAATTCGTTTGTTCCAAGTCAAATGGGTCAATTAATTACTAATGTTCAATCTTATGGAGATAATGTTGTGATTTTCTGTACTCCTACATTTGCTGGAACAATAGAAGAAACTCCTGGTTTTATAACAGATATGGATAAAACTGAACGTAGGGAATTTGGAAGAATTGGTAAGTTTAGAGGAGCAAGTGTTGTTGTATTGCCTAATGCTTTTGCTGATGATGCTAATTTAAGTAAGGTATTAAATGATCAATATGCATTTGTAATTGTAACAAATGAAAGTAAAATAATTAAAGTTGCATTCGAAGGACAAACAATTGTAAAGGAAATTGAAAACTCTGATGATAGCATTGAATTTAAAGCTATGAAAAAATTTGGTATGACTATTGTTTATTCTAATATGTATTGCTCATATAGAAATACCTCGTTGTAAGTTAAATTTAATATAATTATTATAATTTAATTGATAGTTTATATGGAGAGTGATTTTCACTCTCCTATTTATTATGTTTAAATATAAATAATATTAAAATTTAATATATTAAAAAATAAATATAAAGGAAATGATTAATAAATGGCAACTCAACCTAAAATACAACCACTAGATGCAGATACTAAAGTAAGGATAATCAATAATTCTAATGGTAAAATTTATTGGACTCAATTAAATGGTAGACCTATCACGTTATTGAAAATTGGTGCTCCAGCAACTTTACCATTTATTGAATTAGAAAATATGGCTTATACTAGCGATTTAATTCAAACTGGGGATATTTATGTACAAGACAAGAATGTATATGACACTTTAGGACTCAATGTAAAATATGAAGATATTAAACTTCATACTCAATTAAAATCAATGTTAGCAAATCTAAGTTCTGAAGAATTGAAAGAGGAAATTGAAAAACTTCCTAATGGTAACAAAGAATTGTTAGCTGAATTAGCTGTTGAAAACTACAATGATTTAAAAGGGTCTGTAGTTGATACAATTGAAGATGGAACAAAAGTAAAAGTAACATTAATCAAAGAAGATGAAAAAGCTAACAAACAAAATCAACAAAAGAATGATAAATAAGGAGTGTGAAATAACTAATGAGCACTTCCTTCGATTTAATTTTCCCTAAATTTATGCATGAAATCAATGACTTTGATTTAACATCTTTAACAGAAGAACAAATGTTAGTAGAAAATAAATTAACTCTATCTAAAGCTGTAACATTATTTAAAAAATGTAAACAGAATTTAGTTAGAGATGATACAACTGAGATTTTTACAAACACTTTAACTGAAGAAGAAATGTGGATTCTAGCAGATTACATGCGTAAAGTTTGGTTAGATGAGAAAATTAATAATGGTGAATTACTTAAACTAAGATTGACAGATAAGGATTTTAAAACTTTTAGCCCTGCTGATCAATTAGGGACTATGAATAAAATAAAAACTGTTTATGATAAAGAATTAAAATTAAAGGTTAATGATTATCTATATGATGGTTATTTGTATTCAAGGTTCTATAAGTCTGGGAATTAGTATTATAGAAAAATTATAGAAAATATTTAATATAAGTTAAGGAGGAAAATAATGAGTGATTTTGATTATAAAGTAGTTTCGGAATCAGAATTAAATGTACTTGATGGACTTACAGTTACAACTGCTAAAATTAATTTATTGACACAAGGAGTAGCATCAGGATACAAAATTGCACGAGGAGTTGCTACTATTGGTTCTGCTTCTGATACTATTGTAACAGGTTTGGCAACCGTTGTTGATGCTGTTGTTTCTCTAGTTGGAGATCCATCAATGACACATATGTATAGCACATGTACAGTAGGAAATCAAACTGGTCAACCAACCGCAGGAAGTATTATAATTAAATCTTGGAAACCAACTGCTGTAAATGATGTTACACCTATAGCTGCCGCAGATGTATTTGCCAATGTTGCATGGATTGCTATAGGGACTTAATAAATATAGCAAATTAATTCATTGTTAGAGAATTAATTCTTTAACTTTTTGTAATTTATGGGGTATTTTAAGGAGTGTAAGCCTTAGTACCTCCTTCAATTATGCTATAAAATAGACAAACAATTAATAAAATTTAGAGGAGGAATAAATAATGGCGAATATTACTGGATATGTTAGCAAAAAACTGACTGCAAATCAAGCAGAACAAAATGTAGCACTTGGGGTAAATATTTTTCAATTAATTAAAA